TTACTCACATTGAATTGATATTGACGAAATAACATTTTGACTGTTAATAGCTTCATCATTTTGATTTGCAATAATATTTAAAACAGATTTAGCCCATTCAGGGAGATCTGGATTTAAACTGTAATACACCCATTGCCCTTTTCTTTCGTCTAGCAATACGGAAAGATTTCTTAATAGTGCCAAGTGCCGAGAAATTTTAGGTTGATTCAGTTCAAGTTGTTCTGTGAGCTCACAGACACAAATACTGTTTTTAGCAAGAACCAACCTCAAGATATCCAAACGAGTTTGATCTGAAAGACATTTGAAGAAATCGGTTTGATCCATTTTCTAGCTCAACTTAGTATTATTATTTAAATATACGCATATCCGCATATACATACAAGAAGTTTATATTGATAATTGTTTTTTTATAAAAATGCCAATCCGTTAAAATTGGCATTTTTTTGGTTTATATGTTTTTCAACAACTTATGTTGTCGATCGTTAACCAGTATCTCAGATGCAGACAAGTTGGCCACAAATTAAAAATGGAACATAATGCCAATCAAAGCGCTTTCACACAAATACCAACGTGTATGTTGTTATTGATCGTATGCGCCGTGCATCCTGACAAAAGTATCAATACCGCAAGGCTCAGAACCAAGGAAACTGGCGAACGCTTGCAGCGATAAATTACTTTTTTAAGAAGAGCTCTCGCTCTGCAGCACGTCGACGGACCAAGCCCTTCATTACCTGCCCACCACCTTTATTCCAACGTGGGAACTGGTCAGTTGCACCAAAATAATCGCCCTTGTTCAGTTTGGCCAACAAAGTTGAATCTTTAAATGCCTGCTCACCAATGTTGTAAGTTAGGCTGACCAATGCATCAAACTGGTTTTGATTAATGGATACCTTCACACTTTGATTTACTGCTTTCTCAAAACGGTTTAAGTCATGCGCAAAATATTCCTTGGCTTGGCCTAAGGTACAGGTATCTCCTTGCTTTACCTTTACGCCGTTTGGATACACCGTGGTACCATAGCCGATCGTCCAGACACCAACACCATCATCATAAGCATCAAGTTTCAAATCTTCAAAACTAACAATCAAATTAATACCAACCTGACTTGTGGTCTTTCCTTTTGAAGAAGCAAGACCATCAACCACTTTGTTTAAGTCATCCACCTGAACCTGTGTTAGTTTACCGCCAGCCAATTTACGTGCTTCATCAAAAAAAGGTTTTCTATTCATTTCACTTTCCTATAGGTGTAAAAAAACCGCCCTTAGGCGGTCACGTTGATTCAAAACTAAATTACTGATTTGGCCTGTCTTTATCTTTCGGCAAGGTAAGTAATCCATTAGGTGTAGGTAATGGTTCTACAGTTTCAACTTCTTTCCTCTGCTTATCACTTGAACCGAAGTAGAAAGCGACAACAGTTCCAGACCATCCCAAAATCGCACCCAGAGCGACGTTAATGAGGTCACGGTTCTTATCCGGTACCTCTATAAAGAAAAGCCCCACAACACAAAGCAGTGACATTGCTATCGCAGCAAAGGCCAAATAAGTTCGGGTGTTTTCACTTTTCATCAAAATCCCCTTTTATCCGTTCTTTCGTTTGTTCATATTGCTTCATACGCAACTGGTGAATTTCATCGGCACGCTGATTCTCTTTACGTTTGTAATAAAGATTTAAAATGAATGTTGCCACGGCCACTACAACACCAAGTACCGCCATCCAGTCAATTGAAGCCCACCAAGACACCACGCTCACCCCTGCACTTGTGTATGTTGTATAACTAAATTTGGTTGCGGTCGCGGCTGCATTTGCTGCAGCCTCAACAGCCCCCTGTTTTTCTGTCATGTCGTTCTCCAGAAATTTTGACAATAAAAAAGCACCCGTTTGGGTGCTTATAAAAGATTTAAGACTGTTAGAGTGTTTGTAGGATTTGTCCTCCATTGATTATCTGCAGGGTCAGCAACGGTGCACCAATAATGGCCGGTCCACCTGGTCCAGGTAACCCAGCAAAAGTCCCGTGATATCTCCATCCATATGTATCACTACTTACCGCTGCGGTACCAACTCCCCCCCATACTCCACCATAGCCAGATAGAGGTGTGCCTTCATCCTTATCCTGCTTGCGATACCCTTGACCAGGTACTGTCAGCGTGGCGTCACTAACTCTATTGACAATATAATTGTTCTCAAAAAATGCCCTGAATTGAGGTACTTCTTGAGCAACTGGAACATAACTCAGGACCCTTCCAAATGGGGCACCACCACCGCCAGGAACACCTTGAATCGCGTAGTTGTATTTGGTACTAATTCCACTTGGCGTAGCTCCACCACCAGAACCACCACGCGCAACAATGCCGCCATCGATGATCAGGTTCACTTTGCTGTGACGCACCAATAACCCTGGTGCACCAGCATGTCCATCACGACGAGTTTTAGTAAATGCATTCTCGTAATCACTCTCACCAAAATATGCCGCATGAGCAATACCACCATCACCACCACGGCCGATAGCAGTTCCTTTAATAGTTAGATTCACAACCAGATCAGGTGGAAATTCACCTGTATCAATAGCAGGAATTTCTGGCATTTCGCCTGCAACGTATTTAATTGAAGGTCGATTACTCCAATGTCTAAAGATAAGCTCGGTTAATGGTCGAAACGAACTTGAGCTTAAAATCAATACACCAGGCTCAACCACAAAATTGATTTCTCCAAATGCTGGCAGTTCTCCTCTTTGCATCTGATATAGACGAGCCAGATTGATATCAAGCTGGTCATAACGGATATAAATTGGAGTTGTATCTGGAGGCAATTCGTTGAAATCCTTGTCGTTCATGTAATAGCGTTCATCGTAGTTGATGGCGGTGATTTTATTGCTTGTCTTGCCTACAGGTTCTTTCTTGGCCACCAGATAAGGCAACGAGCCTTTAGTATCATCACTCACCACGATATAAGTCGTGTTGATGTAATCCTCTGGATTGAGCTTGAGTGGACTATTCGGCAGACGCCCTAACACGACTTTGTTTGAAGCAGCACCTGCAGTCACAGGAATCAGGTCCACGCTGCCATCACTCATCTGCAGATAAATCACATAGCTTTTGTCTGCAATGAATTCCACATCATGACTGAGAGTGAGGATTAAACCCTCTTGCTGCAGCACATCCCCGCTGCGGTGAATACCATTGCGATAATCCGCCACTGCAATCCGGTCACGTAGAACCAGCAATTCAGACTCGGATGCCGCATCAAAAGTGATGGATCGACGCTGGAAGCGCATCTTGTTCCACAGTCGGTATGCATTAAAGTGTGCTTGCCACTTGTTACGTACACCGACCGATTTCACCACTTTAGGATTCTTGGCGCTCTTGTCTGGCAAATAGATATTGATACGGCTATCGTCAGCAGGATCCGTATATTCATAGATCAGGCCGTCGTAGTCATCCATCACACCAAAGCTCAGATCCCTTTGATAAGTTTCTGGATAAATATTCCTGAAGTTAAACAACAGTACCGAGTTATCCGTAGGTCGCTCAAAATACAGCTTGAGCTTGTTGTTCTGGCGATAGGCCGTACACCCTACTGCGTCACAAACGTTGGTGACCAGTTCTTCAAAGGAAAGGTTGGTATCATCAATGGTTGCACAGAACTCTGCGGCCAGCGGTGTACCGAAGTAATCCACGATCTCAAAGTAAGTTCGATAGATATTTTCCAGATCCAGCTCGTCAACCGTACGGCGACCAATCTTGTCATCCAATGCCATCGATACCAGGGCATCTGCAAAGCTTGAAGTTGGAAAGACCTCCTTGGTCATTTCGCCATTCTGGTAAAAAGGTAGCATCCGTTGCAGATCAAAGTTGATCTTGCGGGTCTTGACCGAGAGTGCACCAGTAGTGGCATAGGTTCGAGCACGAAAAACAGTTTCACTGTGGTACCGCGTGCTTTGTAATGGAAACGCTCCGTAAAGAGCTTGCCACTTCACCTCATCCACGACACTTGGTGCATTGATTGCGCCAGTCACCCGACGTGCACGGACACTGCAACGCCCTTGGAAAGTGGTCATATCCAGCGTGACACCCACAGTCTGACGCGACTTTGAAGATCCTTTCATGGTAATGCGCTGGAACATTGGATTACCCAATGGCTCACCATTCACATTAATCGGTGTCACTTCCACTTCAAGTTCAACATCCAATGCACCTTGAATGTTGCCGTTGAAAATAGCGTAAAGCCCATTGGTCGCCACAAAGTTACACAGCACCCGGTTACGCTCAACATTGTCCAGAACAAATGGCCCGATCCATTTCTCACCTATCGATGCAAGTCGTGGTGATAACTCAGCTGTTTTCTGGGTTTCCAGCTCTTTCAGGATCCACCAGCCTGGATTGACTGCGGCTGGATTGGATAAGGTCATCCGGTCATTTGCAACAGACAAAACACTGTAGACACCATCCAAATGATAAAACTGGTTATTGAACCAGAAACCGCTATTGGTGATTTCTACCCGATCATTACTAACAAACTTGGTAGTTAAATCCGTAAGATTAGATGCAGATCTTAAGATTTCATTCGGATAACCAAATCTTAGATGGTTGGTACCTTCTAGTACTTGTGTATCTGCAGAGCGCAGGATCTGGCCATTGACCGAGTTTTGTTGCTGTACAGATAAAGGTAGTGTTGTAATCTCACTGCCTAAAAAGAAATACGGATTGCCAGTTACAATATCGACATCTGGGCTATACACCTCGATCGATGCGCCGGCAATATCAACAATATTGGTTTCACCGTCATACGCCCCATTGATGTGATAGTGTCCACGGCCAATACATCCGACTATGTGCTCAACTTCGACGTTGTTCTCGTACACTTTGTAAGGCACAGCGATCAGGTCAGGTGTGTCGTTTGCAGCACCGTATAGATCCACAATACGGCCATTTACCCGCATCTTGTTCTCACGGCTTGAAAGCTCATTGTTGGCCGATGAGGACTGATTGTTATTCTGGTTGGTCTGAGCGATCGACGGCGTTGGCATCAGCAATGCAACGGCAAGGCCAACGACTAATGAAACGACTGCAGCAACCAATGCGGGGATCCCTTTCGGATTCTCGATCACAATGAATGTGCCAGGAAGAAAATCGAGCTGCTTCAAGTCATGGGCATTTTTCGGTGTGACCTCATTGGCCATTGAAATTTCCGCATGCTCCATATCACTCGGATTGTGAAAGATACGCAGGTGCTCAGGCATATACTCATATTTTGCTGTGAGCCATTGGCCAATTGTGGACGCATGCTCAATCACTTTCTTTTCAGATAAAGGATCCTGTTTATAAATAATCTTAATCATAGTAACTGACTCGATTAAACCCCATTGCCATAACAACTTGTTCAGATAAATAAGACACTCCACTTTCCATCAGGTGCAAAACCTTACCCCCACGAAAAAGCCCCACATGCGGGGGCTTGTTTCTTAGTCTTGGGTGGAAGGCGACGATGCAGCCTTCCTTGGGCATGGGCAGCGGATTTAGTAGCTTTATTCTGGATGGCTTGAATTCAATACTGCCCTTGGGTTGCATGAACAGCTCCAATGCTTCCCCTCGATCTATGCCGTACAGATCCATTGCAGCTTCATGCGCAAAGTGGACACAGTTATAACGTTCCTGATTATATTGCCGATCAAGTAAATGATCATGACCTTTCATAACGCCCCCTTCAGACCGGTGAAGCGATCCAGTGAGAAGATGTCGCCAGTTTTGGCGGTATTCAGTCGCGGTGACTCAGCTTTAAATGTTACCGCCTTGTGGTCCATGGCCACGCCTGACAGTTGCAGACCAAGCAGGTAGTACATCGGTGTATTGAGATTGTCCGAGCTGTACAGCCGGTAATTAACGGTTGGCTTAATATCTGGATACTGCCCTTCCATCACCCGCTCAAACTCATCCGGCAGCACATCACCCAAGCCTGATATTGAAATCGTTAAGGACTGGTCCAGATCCCCCAGCATGCCTGAGCGCTGGATCTCGGCAGGCAAATACTCATAGAATAGCTGGCTGTCATTCTCCTTGTGCCGGACATAAACACCCTGATCATCATTACGTACAACTCGATAAGTATTGATGAATGACGGATGTGTCAGCTCGATACACTCCAGCTGATAAATATCGACTGTACGATTAAGAAAGAACTTTGCATATTCCTGATCCATCACACCACCCAGTCTTTAATTAAGGCCTGATCAGCAGCCAAGTCCTTCTGATTCTGTACAACCTCAAGCTGGGCATTTACCCGGTATAGATTGCCGTTGACCTCACTGGTTTTGAAAGTACCTGGCATGAAGTTGCACAGGTATTGCTGACGTGTACCCTGATCGATCACCAGATCCACATAGAATGATGCAGGCTGACTTTGGTAAACACGCCAGAAAGCCATCATTTTATTGAAGTCTGATTTGCTTAAGCTCCAGTTCACATCGACTAAGTGGCTATTACGCTTTACATCGATGTAATAGCGGCCACGTCCACCATCAAACTGCTGGCGCTTCACATCATCACCTGGTGTCACGCCATAGCCACTCTTTTGAGGATTAAGTTTTAACTTGTACATAACTTTCCTTCAGGCAATAAAAAACCGACCATTTTTAGGTCGGTTTAAGTTTTAAATTGAACTTTTATTTTAACAACCATATTACATATCCTGCTGCTGCGACTAATACAGCAAGTGCTAAAATGATTAACGCTATACTTTGCAATTTACCAACAAAATCTGCACCAGATTCGCTCATTTTACCATCTACCTTTAACTGTGAATTTGTTGTATGCTTATTCATAGAAATACTTCTCCTTATCTTTGCTCGATTGAGATGTATTAAAAAACCTCAGTGCACCACCACTGGGGTTTTTGCTTTTGTGATGATTCTAAATTGCTATGGAATCTGATACATCCGTCGGTTTTTCCGCATAAAAAAAGAGCCACCCGTAGGCAGCTCGTTCATTGTATGGTTGGTTGGCTAGTGATAGAAGGTGGCAGCGTGATGTGCTGTCAACAGGTGCTGCCACTTATACGTATGTATCTAATTAACGATTGCGCCGTGCTGTTGTGTTGGTTGAAATGGCCCTACTAATTGATGAGTTAGGTTCCTTGATTTGATCACTCACAAGTTTTGGCACCTCGCGTGGAAGCGTCCTATCCAATTCATCTTTTACAATCAATCGAACAGTATTCTCATCCAGTTGCTCTGCTTCGACCGTTGCACCTTTCACCTGATTCACCACTTCAATTTTAAAGTTGATCGTGGGTGCAGTTGGTTGAACTGAAGCTAGCGCCTCAGCCTGTGGCCGTGCAGATCTGCCCAGAGTGAAGTCATAGACATCCTCAAGATTAGATCGATCCTGAACTAAACCATTCGGTGAGAAATACACTTTTCCGTCATGGTACAGATCCGAACCGGTAGTGATCTTAGAAGACTCTTTAGCTTGGTTAGCCTTATAGATAATCTGGCCATCTCCAAATTGATTGAAGATGTTTGATTTCGTCTGGCTTTCCATAAAGGCATTAGAGCTCATCAGTGCACGGCGCATAATATTGTCTGCTGAGACGTTGTTATTGAGGAATGCTTCAGGGTTCGCACTCTTACGCATACTCTCAACTAAATTGACACCACCCCAGCGTTTAATATCATCCTTTGACCATACGATCTCATCCCTGTGAACGATACCAGCAGGTTCGTATTTACCACCTTTGCCCGTGTAACCGCCGTTAGCGAAGCCTTGGTCCTTGATTGCACGGATATTACCGATAATGCTTGCACCTTGAGCAATCGCCCCTGCAATTAATGGCAAGTTTTGAGGAAAACCAACCTTGGCAGCTTGAGCAATGTTCTGTTGAATCGCAATACCGGCTGCTGCGATCGCATAGGCTTTATCTGCAGCAAACATGATCTTGTAGGCCTTGGATTGCTCACCGAACATAGAACCAAACATCGATGTTACTGAACCAATCATTTGCCCACCGAGAGCAATTTGAGCATTCAATCTATCTTGTTGGTACTTATCTTCAATCTCTTGGGCATTTTGAGCATATTCATCATAGATGATATTGCGTTGCTCAAGAGCGGCTTGCATGATCGCTGTTTTCTGATCCTCAAAATCTTGCTGTGTTAAAAGACCGGCCTGGAGTTTGGAGTTGATATCCTCAATACCGCTCTGCTCGCTATAGTCCACCGCTGCTGACTTGCTATCAAACAGATCCTGAGCTGCACCAAGGCGGCTAAACCGGTCTTGATCCTGTCTATAGAAATCACCATAGCCATTCATATCAGCCTGGATACTCCCCCAGTTCTGAACAGCACCGGTAATCTTGTCATGCACCTCCTTTTCCTGATTGGCTTTGGAGAACGTAATCAGTTTTTGGCGCTCTTCAATACTCAGCTTGGTATTTTTTAAAATTTCCTCCCGTTCTAATCGATATCGTTCCTGCATAGCTTCAGTTTCAGACAACAAGGCTAATTTAGCCTGAAACATGCGCTGTTCTTGTGCCAGTTTCATCAACCCCAGTTCTTGCTGATATTGTTGCTCCAGCAATTCAACAGCCTGTTTCTGTCCTGCCTTGCTTAACTCAATGTCATGAGCGGCATTGAACTTTTTACGGGCAAAACTTTCTTCAAGCAACTCAGCTTCAGTTTTTTGGAACTCCTTATAGTCATCCAGTTTGGTACGTAAAGCCTGTTGAGCGATCGCAATATCATTGTCTGCACGAGCTTTAAGTTCGGCAACAATCTCCGCTTTACGTTCAGGACTAAAGTTGGCTTTATCAACCTCCTCTAATTTTTGAGTCAGATCATTGCGGATCTTAGTTTGTTGATCTGCAACTTCATTCTCCAGTTGAATCCGTAAACGTGCCTGCTCTTCAGCCATTTTGGCGTCATCTTGAAGCATTTTTGAAAAATCTGTTGATGAAATATCACCAGCAGAATATCCATTGATTCCTGCCATATAGCCCTGAAAGTCTTTCCAGTATTGATTGTTATATTTACCAATACCTTTACCCTTCTGAACGTTGCCTTCACCAGCATGATAAGCACGTACAGCCTTTTCCAGATCACCTTTAAACAGTTTGAGTAGGTAAGACATATACTTACCCGCACCCTCAGCAGACTGAGCCAGATCAGTTCGATCTTTAACGCCGTATTGTTTGGCGGTACCGGATAAGAACTGGAAACCTCCCGTTGCGCCGGTATCTTTGTTATATGCTTTGGCGTTACCTCTGGATTCGATCATGTGAATCGCAGATAGTGTTCCTGCAGGTAGTCTGTATTTAGACTCAATGTTGGAAAAACCAAACTTTGCTGCATTGGCCTGAACCTTGGCATTTACAGAGAGAATTTTCTGTTGTTTAGACAACTCATCTGTTGTTTCCTTTAATGCCTTATTTTTAGCCTCTATAACCTGGTTATTTTTCTCCTCAATGGCTTGAACTCTCAACGCTGCCTGATACATCTCAGTGGTAATCTGAACTCCATTTTTTCGAGCCCAGTTTGCCAAATCTAACAATGCCTTTACTTGCGCTGGAGTGTAGTTCTTGGCAAGTAATCTCTGTGATAGTTGGGCATCAAAATCACGATCAAACAATGAATCGGCATATTTCTTTTGAGCATCTTTTGCAGCCAAAGCAGCCTTTTCATTTTCAGTTAATGACTTGGTATTTTTATCAAGACCAACGATCGCATTTTCAGCTTTATTACCTGCAAGTGTTACTTCAATCCCAAACAAACTATAGGTTTTTTTGGTTTTGTTGGCAGTTTCAGCTGCTACATCATAGGCGCTTACTTGTTTAAGCAATGCATCCCTGAGATCTGAAGGGATTCTCTGATCCTTCAGTTGCTCTATCGCTTCAGTATATGAAATGGTTCCAAGACGGGCCTTATTTGAAATATCGGTAACTTTTACATTACCCAGTGCATAGTTTTGAATGGCAATTAATGCTGATGCGACCGCCTGCTCTTGTTGCTTCAGCTTCTTGTTTTGATCATCCAGCGTTGCAGCCAGATCAGCAAGCTTCTCTTTACGCTGCTCCTCACCCAGTGCCTTGATTTCATCTTTAGTTAACTTTGCAGCCTCAGCTTGCTCTTTTAACCTTGCCGTCGCTTCCTCTGCCTTACCATTGAAATAAGAGTAAGCTGCAGTCAAACCGGCTACGCCTAAAGTAATTGCACCTATTGGTCCACCAATTAAGGCAAAAGCCCTACTCGCCAATCTTCCCGCATTGATGGATGCAGCCGTAAGACGTCCTTGCGCTGCTGTTTGCGCATTCGTAGCCGCAGTGACGGCAGCTTGAGCCTGAGCATAACGTGCTGCCGCTGCCGTAGCGCCGTATTTAGCCTGTGCTTCAGCATTGGTCGCTTGAACATTTGCAAGATGCGCTTTTGCCGCGTTAAGCGTAGCAGTTGCTTCCGTAACCTCTGCCTGAGCATTTGCAACAGATGCCTGACGACTGCGGATCGTTGAGATAATCCCAGTATCAGTAGCAACAGTTTTAGCAATAATTGTCTTGTTAAAAAAAGCAAGCCCGCCCGCCATTGCAGCGTTCATCACAATATCAATATTATCGGCGAGCAATCCTAAACCTGCTGCTGCAGTATTGGTTGCACCCGTACTCTGATTGATTTCACCAAGTAGCTTTGTCACGGCGTTTGACAATGTGGTCAGTCCATCAGCCAGACTATTCTCCATCGCATCCGCTAATTCCTGATTTGAGTCTCTGGTGGCTTTTAATGTCTTGATCAGATCTTCTAAAGAGATTTTGCCAGTCGCGCCTAGCTCACGAATTTGTACTTCTGTCTTGCCTGTGGTTTTGGCCATATCGGCAATAATATTGTCTGCAGCGGTAACAATCGAGATCCATGCATCAGCATCAATTTTGCCTTTGGCCATAGATTTTGAAAATGCATCAATTGCAGATTGCGCCTGATCCGCACGTGCTGCATTTGCCGTAAATGAAAAGGAAAGTGAGTCAGACACATCCAAGGTATCATTGGTTGCGTAACCTAAGGCTTTCATCCCACCAGCCAAGCCTAAATAAACCTCCTGCGCTTCACCTAAGGCACGGTAAGTGCTTTTTGTAGACGTATATAGACGCTCCTGAACAAGATCAAACTCAGCAGCACTATCTGTTGCATTACGAATACGTGCGGCCATCTGAGTCGCACCATCAGCTCTGGCAATTGCCTCATTTACAGTAACCAACCCCACCATAAAACCAGCCAAGGCTTTAATCGATGCTCCATAGGAATGAATCGACTTTTCCTGTTTATCCAGTTCCTGCGATGTATTTTTAATTTCCTGTGAAAACTTTTGGTTCTGCTGAGTTGCCTGCTTGGTGACTTCAACCGTTTTTTGTACGGATGAGTTTGCATTGTTTACCGTGGTATTAAAGTTCTGGACAATGTTATTGGTAACAGAAAACTGTTTACCCATATCCTTAGTTGACTGTGATGCTGAATCGCCACGCTCAGTAATTCTAGACATTTCATCAGCCAAGGCTTTGGCATTGCGTTCAGCATTTTGTGAGTCAATTACGATAACTAAGCGGGATTCTTGCGTCATGTTTACTTTCCTTTAGGCAATAAAAAACCGCCTATTAAGGCGGTAATGTGTGAGAGAACTTTGAAATCTTTCTTTTAATTAATAAGATTTAACCTCAGCTAAATATGAAAAACCTAACTTTGATCTATAAACCTTTACTTTCATTCCTTTCTGAATTTTTCGTTCAACCACTTGCAATTGTTTAGTACTCTCATTTATTTCCTCTAGAGTAGGAATAAATATATCTAAATATTTTTCGCTATTCGTTATTTGTAATTTCAACCTAAAATCAGCTGTAAGATCTGCATCATCACAATTTGATAAATATCCATTAGATTCAATTTTAACTATTCCCCCATCAAATTCTGAGATATAAGATGGCTGAACTTCTGAATCCACAGTAATTCTAATTTCAGTTCTAGTTTCAATTTCCGTATCTAATTCTTGCAACCACAGTGTGAAACTCATAGGCCCACCAGTTTAAGTTTATTTTTTCAGTATAATTAATCTACCAAGCTAACATACAACCACATAAAACACCCTACATCCCTTCTACAACTTCATATCTTATACAATTACGCGGAGTGTTTTCTCTAAATATCTTCCACATTTCCAATTTTTTGAGGATTCAGATCGGATGAAATGAAAACATTACAAATCCAAATAAAGTAGAGTTATGATTTCAATCCATTTTTAAAATAAAATACGTTAGTTTTCTGTCATTTCTTTTATAAATCGTGCAGCCTCTTCTTCATTAATCGTGATCACGTGATATGGACCATGGCTACTTGCAGAAGGAACTGTATCAATTGTGATTTTCACCCTTCCATCAGGTGATGTAAAAGTAGAGATGGCAACGATGTGTGCCGGGTTTATAAAGTTTTCGGAATCTATTTTTATTAACATGAGTATATCATCCTATTTATTATTAATTTTTATATCAAATTAACTGTAATCCTTTTTAATTTAGTTGTAATTCGATTGTTTCAATGATGATAGGAATGTAGCTAAGCTTAAATACTATGTTTAATAGAACCACCCGTAGGTGGTAATTATTTTATAACATCATTTTGCCCGACCACTGTCGCTTTGGGCCTTCACCTTTTTATAGGAGTCTTCCAGGAACAGATCATCCAGCGCAAAGATGCAGTCATTAAAGATATGTGCACCAACAGGCAGATCATTATGCTCGGCATAAACGTTAATGGCCTGCTGGTCTATTGATAATGGCATACCCTGCTCATATCGTCTGGATCTGCAAATCGTGCTGAAGGCTAAGAGAATCGATTCAGCCGCATAGGATGATTCAGGTGGTTCAGGAATATGCCCACCTAAGAACTTGATTTGTTCGATTTCGTGCGGCGATTTCGATGCGTACGTTTTCTGGTATTTGTAGAGCTCAATGACTTTCCCAGGATAACGGCCTTGTCCTTATCGGCATTTTCCTGAATCTTCTGAGCTTCCGTTTTAATGAACAACCAGATGGCCACACCGATGTCACCAAGATTGAATAGCTTGGAAGCATTCTCGGCTGTGTATGGCATGTCAGTCTCTACTGTCTTACCACCAACCACTTCTGCAAACACTACACCCTTCCAGTCTTCAATAAGGTGGGCTGCACAGGCATCCATCAACAACTCATGATAAAGCTTGTCAGCAGGATCTGTGGCCATCACGTCATAGCCTTTGGATGTAATCTGATTGCCGGCCCGTTCGATCGCCACCTGAAACGGTTTATAGGCAATTCCACGGATCTTGAATTCGGCCTGAACCTCACCTTTATCGTTCTTGAACTGGCACCACTTAGATGCTTCTGAACTTTGTACAATACCAACTTTTAACGCCATAACGACCTCTAAAATTTAAGCAATAAAAAAGCCCATGGCACTACATAGGCTTGATTTTAATTAAATGAATACTTGTGTACGCGCTTATTACACCAGCGCACGTACAATGGTTGGGCTGGTACGTACCTGGGCAAAGTTGATGTCTACTGTGATGATGTCATCACCACCGCCGTCAGGATGATTAGCTTCCATCACTTCAAGCTGCGGAAAGTTTAGTGAGTACTTGCTGCCTTTGTTGTCTGTGATATCAAAACCCAGCGTGAACACATCACGGGTTTTGATTGCATCAATCCAGGCAGCTGATGTCGCCGAGAACATGAAATTACCGTTTACACCGATATCCATCATCTTCTCTAAGTAAAACTCTGGTGTGTATTTGCCAGATCCAATACAGCGGATCGCTTCCAGGTTGTTATTAAAGTTAATGGTGAGTGACTGCAGACAAGCTTTGCCCTGAATCGACTGGCCATTAATCAGTAATTTTTCAACATTTGGCATGCTGACTACTGGGCGACTTGAAGCCGGTACCGGATTGGTTACTGGATTCACTTGCTGACGGGTAAATGAGCTACCAACCATACCAAAGTTACCCGTGATTTTGCCCGTAGTTTGAATGGTGATTTCACCGGTATTAACCTGTACACCACGATAGATGAACACCTGGCCAACATCTTCATAGACTTTAACCAAGGTCAGCGATTTACGGATACCACCACCAAAGCTTAACGAATTGGCCGCCCAATTATTGAAGGCCAGCACACTCAGGAATAAGTCAAAGGTACCAAGTGATAATTCAAATTCCAGCTGACCAGTCACCTCAGCTTCAGTAACAGATGCACCCTGACGGAAACGTGAATCCACAACCTCATTGCTTTGTTCTGTAGATACGTTTTCTGATAATCCATCGGATACACGGCGAACGGTGTACCAGACCGGATTTGCTGGAGTTGTACCGAGCACTGCCTCTTCACAAGCATATAATCGGATTTTTGCGCCTGAACTCATTTATTGTTCTCCAAATTTTAGGCATTAAAAAACCCGCTGTTTAGGCGGGCTATTAAAGTGATTCGTTTGTCTGCTCTTCATTGATTTCGGGAGGTTCCATTCCTGTCATGGCATCAGCCACTGCCTTAGCCAGATTGGTTGGCTGGAACTCAACTGGTGTTTCAGGAAATGGCTCATCCGGTTCCAGTTCAGGCTCAGGCAAACTATTAAGTCGAATACTAATAAACCGACTTTCTGGAATATCCATCGGATTATCCAGATCAGAAACAATAGATGCTGATTCAAAATCGAATTTTTTCTTATAGGTCTTAATGGAAATATCACCATTTTCTAAAGTCTGATATTCGACACTGACAAGAATATTTCCTTTGGCATCTTTTGGCATCTCGATGTACCAACCTTGTTCTGCAAAGCCTGTAGAACCTTGTAAAAGATAACATCCTACGTCATTCCGGAAGAACTTAATTTCTTGTTCCTCAGCCTCACCGTTTGGTTCGATTCGATCAGCATAAAGATTGACTACTGGAGAAGCGGCCTTAATAAAACCATTTGAATCTGTTTGCGTATTACTCTCATCCAGAATTTTAAAATAACGCTTAACCTTCATTGATCCAGAGTTAACCGTCATAGTCCCATGATATAAACTATGGCGTACATTCATCGGGTACATCATGGTATGTGCATTTGCCACTCCCACAGTAAAGTACTGAGCGGCAAATGTCCCTGCAGGTAAACCAATTGCATCACCTACTCCTTCGCCATGTCCCGTAGAGTCTCCACCAGTACATCGAATTACCTGGCCATTATTGTATTCAGCAATGTTGAGAGGCACCCGACCATAATCTGGAGTATTAGTACCTAAACCAAAAGCTCCAACAGCCATTAGATCACCCGAATTCACCCCGACGTTATATGATGCCGCCGAACCTAAACTGGTTGGTGAGAGTGATGTCACAGCATATCGCCAAGGTGTGTAATTACCATCTGAACCAGCTGTTCGTAATGCAAAATCAGATTCCAATCCATAGGAATAAGCTAGTTGTAACTTGCCTGCATTGGTTGTATATGTGCCCTTTGTCTCTACATAAAACAAACGGGATTTTAAACCTATAGGTCTGTTCGCCATTTCTCCATCTGATCGGGCAAGCAATAATCTGGTACCCGTGGGTGCCTCGTTAAGATCAGCAAATGGGGGTGGTGGTGGATTTGCTCCGTTCCCAGACCAGTAAATATCTACGCCATTGGAGTAAGCTGCTTTAAAAGTATCTCTGGCAACAGGAATATTATAACCATCAGCTCCAATATTTGCTTTTGCTGCTGCTCCCGCACCTTGGACTTGGGAAATATCCGGTGTCAAATTTGGAATACCTGAGGCAAAAGGCAACATAAACTGTAACTTACCAGGTGCGGAATTATAAGGATAAGGTCGATGCTCCCAATTGAACTTAAAAACAAGATTGGCCATTATGCTGTTACTCCATCAGCTACCAGAAACATCAAAGTTTCAGAATGTTGAGTTACACCACCACCCACAGCTTTAAGATCCATCTGGACTAGTCCCAGAGGCCACGCTGAAGTACTTGCCCCAGACGTCACCTTTAACCAGCCTTTCTGTGTAGCCTGATTTAATACAGTACAGGTTAAAGTTGCAACGGCAGCACCGGTATGCAGCTCTTTTACTTGAGATGTAAATACATAACCTGTCAGGTTAATCGCACGGCGGACATCATCAGGCGGGAATTGCAGAGCCTCGCTCATATCGACAAGCTGCAAATCCAGATTAAAGGTGTCACCGCGCTTAAAAACAAAATTGCTCATAAGTGATTCCTATAGACATAAAAAAACCACCGATGAGGTGGTAGTTAAAATAAAAAATCGCCCTTAGGCGACCATTCAATAAATCTTATTCTGTTTTGCTCAATTTACTTTATAGCCGATCGTTACGTTGTACTGGATAAAATCGCTATCTTTGCCTGCATTGATGGCTTGCCCCTGCAGACATTCCAAATGCTCAATATTGAAATACTCGAAATGAGACAGTAATGCATCACTGAGCTCAGTAATCGCTTTCTCTCCAGTATGCAGCCGGTCGAAGCATTGAATCATGATATTGCCGGTTCGTCGCGTACATGGCTTGTCAGCTATACCTGAAATAAAGCTTGATCCTCCCGCTATCGTTAAACGACACCACAGGCCAATTTTAGGCACTTTAAATTCTGGTGCATTCGGATACTGGATTCGCGCTTGATCGATGCCAGTGAAGGCCTGCATACGTGCAATGATGGATTGTCTTGCCTGCTCTAATGTCATTGCCATGTCAGCCACCGTACTTTTGAGTGATAAAGTTAAATGTGGTGCTATAGATGCCCTGTGGTGCCTGATCTGACCAGCCATTTTCCAGACGTCCAGCATAAGGCTGATTGTTCTGGATATAGACCAGATTTCCCAGCTTGATTTTAACTGCCTGGACTGCAGCATCCTGATTGGCATTTACCTCAGGTTCACGTACACCCATATCAGCAGATCCGATAGAAACAATGTGTGAAGCACGATATGCACCAGTGTCGACTGGACTGGAAACAACCAAGGATTGAACCGTATCCATCACAATATTTTTAATATTTTGTTCTGAATCGCTTACGATCTGCACGGCGAATTCAGTTGGCTTTTTGCCCTTCCACCCCATCCTTCACCTCACTTGCCTGATACATCTCGAAAAGGTCCTGAGCGATCGCTTGAATTGAATAAGCTTCAAATTCAGTACTAGGTTCACGCTCACCCATAAGTGTTTTAACCCGCTGCCAGACGTGCACCGCTTCATGCAGAAGCAGCCCATACACTTCAATGAGATCTCGCCCTGAAGTATCGCCAAGTTGAACGACTGCATAAGTCCCTTCCTGGTAATAATCAACTTGAGCTGCAGCGCCATCAATTGAAAGGAATTGATCAGCCTCTTGCATGTCATCAAATAACAGATCCATGTGAAGCTGATTGCGGGCCAGTGTATATTGCATGTGCTGAAATGGTGACATATACCATTCAGGTATATAGTTTGTATTTACCATGGGTTCTCCTATATTTCAGGCAATAAAAAACCCACCGAAGTGGGCAATAGTTTAAATATTTCAATGTAAAATTAGTTCTTCCAATAATTCATTTATTTCACTAGAGCAACATTCTAATTTATTTGTAAATTCGAGATATGATTCAGTTAGTCCCATTAGTGCCTTCTCATCAACTTTATAAGTCTTAATTTGACTAGAATCTGCCCTTACATAAGCTTCTTTTATTTCATTTTCTTGAAATTTATACATTCTAATCACATTTTCTAAGTCAACTGTTAAATTTATAAAGTCCTGTAGCTTATCAATTAAATTTCTCCTCACTAGCGAATAGGTCTTTAATTCCAATAAGTCATTCATCAAACTTAAACGCATATCTAGAATAGAGCCCTTAACTGGATGTTTGATGAGCTCAACGACATAAGTTTTTTTATTGATTTCAACAGCGTTTAAGAAGTGCGCCCTTGTAAAGTGAATTTTAAGATCATTTATATCTACTTTGATTTTTCTACCAATTGAATCTAAGATTTTTGCTACATGCTCTTGTCTCCAGTCAGTAAAAAGAACAAAAGCAGCGACCGGCGCCAAAAAAGAAGCCGTAATTGTTAAGCCATCTTTTAAGATTTCATAAAATCTTTTCAATTCGATTGTGTTGGTTAACCAGTTAGTTTCCAGTAGGAATCCAATAATTCCATAAATAATAAAAAAGACTACGGTACCAAAAATAGTATCCTGAATCTTATTTTCTAGAGTTTTTTTAATCATATATCCCCCTAATTTAGAAGGATATTAGATCAAGTAATCAAACCTTTCTCAACTGACATTTCCAGATTGTTTCAGCTGGATCTTGTTGAATATGCATGACTCGAAAATTGCCAAGGGATGTAAACCACTCATCATCAATTTTCGGTACCATGGTTACTTCATTCTGCAGAACAACCGCCTTTTTATCGGTGGCCAAGACACCAAGCGTCTGGATCTCGTATTGATTGTATGAACCAAACAAAACCCCACGACCAGAATAGTTCTCTTTAATCGTCTTATGCGTTTCAGTCAGAGGATCCCAATCTTTTTTAATGATCCGCTCACACGAAAAGGATAGAACGGCATCTGTCAAATCTTCATTAAATGCCCCGGTAATATCTGCCTGCAGTTCATCACGTAAGCCCATTAGATTCTCCGGATAAAGAATACTGAAGAGCGCTTGGTGAATGGCTTAATCAGATCCAGAATGTATTGCTCAGTGGCATTCAGCTTTACTGATCCATCCTGGTATTCCTTTTCTGACTCCATCGTATCGGCCTTAACCTTTTTACGTTTTAAGGCCTGCTCCTGCCCTTGGTAGAGCTCACCCTTCATAATGCCCTTAATGATCTCGTATGAGGCTGTTTTTAATGCCTTAGGCACTTGTGTCACATCATCATAAGGTTTCACGTTTCGGGCGATTAGATAGGCTTCGGCCTTTTGTAAATAATCAGCCTTATCACTGGCAGATAAAGCATCAAAGCCTTGTACATGTTGAATCGCTTCTTGTTCAGTGATAAAGCTCATGGATTATTCCTTTGGCTCTTGAGGGATAAGTGCAAGCAAATCTTCTTTACGGGTAACGCCGTCAAATGAAATGCCTTTTTCGGTCAATACAGCTTTGATTTCGTCAACCTTCAGAGATGAATAATCAACAGGCATATCCTGTTCCTGATTATTACCTGCACCGGCTTCCAGCTCAGCAATACGCGCTTTCATTGCATCAGGATCATTTTTGAATGCAATAAACTCACCTTTTACGCCTGCTAGTTGCTCTTCAAGTTCATTCACTTTTTCTTGTGTCATTTGTCGTTCCCGTGCTCGGTTAAATGATGAAAGTCCCATGTGAGGATCTCCAAATAATTATTAAAGTTGCCTTCCTGTAATTACCGAAAGGCAAAAATACTAAAGGCGGGATTACCCGCCTTTTCGTTATTTGATCTTGTGCTTGAATGCCACGATCCGGATCTGTTTAGGATCGTATACACGCTCCCAGTTTGCGCCCTGGGCGAGACCAGCATTATTCGGTGCAATACCTGTTGCACCTGCCCATTTAATGCCACGTGGATGTAATACAAAGTGACGGCGGTTAATCAGAATGTCGGTACCGGCCAAGCTATCACGATCTGTTTCCACGCCAACCGGTGCACCGATATCCTGGAAGCCGATCGCCCCTTGGCCAAATAGGAATGAGGTGAATACATCACCTTCTACTGGCATGCCATCATCAACAATGACACGGCGGTCCATAAAAGTTTTATAGAGCAATACGCCGTCAGCATCACGGACCGTTTCAATCAGTCCTTGTTTAGATAATGCAGCCATAGTGAATGAATGCATGGAGATCGCCGTTAACTTATCGACTGCATCACCAAGCTTGTATGACGCATCAACAAAAGAATGCCCATCAATGACTGCAGCTGCGCCTGCGCCCGCTGAAATGTCATGGACGTTACTTTCCATACTGTCAGCGCTAAATACACCTTTAAGTGTATTTACAGTGAAGCCTTGGAATTCTCGCGCCCAGTAATCTGCTACAAGATCACCTACAGCACCCAATGGGTCATCACCCGATAAAGCTTTAGCCAGGTCATTGGCTCCCCATGCCTTACCACGTGCATGAAGGATTGCAATATCCTGACCTGATGTGATGTTGTTTACAGAAAGTGCTTTAGAATCTGATAGCACTTCTGACTCACCACTTAAATCATTCCAGAAAGGAATATTGACAGTGGTTCCCCCTTTGGTCCCAAATGCCACCTCCACGTCAGGCACACCCACAATGCCGGATTGCCATAATGCAGATTTCTCTGCAGTTTTATTTAAAACGTATGGGGTGAATAATTCAGGGACGATTACATCAGCAATTTTTGTTTCAGCCATTTGGCCTTCTCCTTAATTAAAGTTTAATACCGTGTTTTGCAGCCAACTCTTTAGCCAGCTGCGGATTGTCATTTCGTAATTGCGCAAGTTTGGTGAGATTCACCGAGCCATCTGCTTTGAGGATGTCGACCTGACCTTTGGTATTGGTACTACCTGGTGCACCAGTTCCGTTTGCTTTTGGCCAGAAGTACGGCTTTTGCTCGCGTAGAGATTCAACCCACTCTTTTGGGGTTTGTGGTGTTTGGCCATCTTTGCCAATAATCACTTCACCGTTTTCATCAACAGCAACCGCTTTGCCGCTTTCATCTAATGCAAATTTAGTTTTAGCTAAGAACGCAATATCACCAGTTGCTTCAGGTAGTGCCTCAAGCTCTACAGCTGCTTGAATGATTTGCCCTTGAATTACTGAATCCTTAAACTTATTGGCATAAGCTTCAGCATTATTTGCTCGCGTTGTTTCGGCATTGAGCAAACGAGCATGTTCTTCACGCATCTTCTCGGTACGCTTCTGAATCACTTCGTTTACCTTACCTTCAGCAATGAGCTTGGCTTCTTCGTCTTGGTCGAGTTGAGCAAACACCTTTTTCACAATTTCCGGATCGATACCTTCAAACTGTTTCTGTAGGCGTTGTAGTTCGCGTTGGGCAGTCTTAGCAGCATCACGCTCGCTTTGTAGTGCAGACTTCAATCCCTTCGGATCTTCATAGCCTTCTAGGTCAAGGCGGAACTTCCCGTTCTCCTCAACATATAAAGCACGATGTTCTTCTTTGATCTGGTCCAGTGAATCCACAATAAATGGCAATGACATGTTCAAACCTCTCGTTTGATTAAGTTGGGCCTTATCTCAAGGCATAAAAAAAGCCCCATCATTGATAGGGCTTTTAAAGATTTGCAAAATTCAAAGAGTTAATTGTTTCAACTCTCTATTAGGTTTCGTATACATTTTCTTTTTGAGCGCTACTAGTACTGCAGAATTGAAAATTGATAATACACCGTAGTAGATAAAGGCGATCAAAATTGAAGCAAAACCTTCTTCTAATAAATAAAGAGTTGTAAACGCCAGTAGTATCCCTCCAGCTAGTCGAAAAAGAGAAATACAAGGATCTATACAACCTTCGGATATCTCTCTTAGTGATTGTTTATATCTAAAATTAAAGAAGTAATAGAGTATCCATAAAATAATTCCGATCGATGAAACAACAAGGGTCGCACTAATACCGACTCCATCATACTGATCATTTAATGAATTTATTAAATTCTCTACTCCTTTAACTCCCTTAATAGAATACGTAAATCCCATAATGATTAAGTTAATAATCATTACAATCCAGAACTCAACATGAAGGAATCCAATAAATTTTCTTGTTGAAGAAACAATGGTTTTTACAATTTGCATTTAAATATACCCTCTTTATTATTAGGTATATTTAAAGTATTACTTTTTCGAATTAAGCTGCAAGACTTTTACCCACTCAGGCTTTTTCGATCCAAATCTTGAAGCTCATCCAGAGAATACATGCGCCCTTCTGGATCAAAGAACTTGTCAAAATCAAACTTTCCCTCTTTGTAGAGCTTGTACCGTTTTGGACCTAACCATTCCTTTTGAAAGAAATCGTCTGTTTTCTTAAAAAACTCTTTGAAAGTCGTGTTCGCATCAATCTGGCCAATCAACTGATCCCGCTCGTCTTTTGGAATATCCTTAACTTTGCGTTCATCCATTACAAAAGGACGCTCACCTACTAACAGGCCATCTTTATCAACTGGCACAAGAATCGATCTACAGTTTGGATGAAGTGGCGGTACACGTCTGGCGGGGTCGTTGATCTCCCAAACTGAGCCATCCAATGAAGCGCAGAGTTTTGATGTTCTCCCATCCAATGTCGCAATAAATCTTTCGTATTTAAAACCGAGCTGGACAAAACTTTCATGGTAAGCCTGATTAGCGACGTGGCTGCGTACAGTTCTCACCGTACGCTCGATGTCAGACTTGCTGGTATTTAGAATCCCATCCTCATAATTCTGGCGTTTGGTACCACGGATCCGCTGGATGATTTCCTGATTGGTCTTGCCGCTGCTGATCCCGTCCCGAATCGCATACTCAACTTTCTGCCGAGCATTTACAGCAATATTGGAAAGTAATTCATCAACCAATGCACCGCCTACCAGTGGGGTTTTCTTGGCTGAAGAATAAAGCTTATTTCCGTTAGGCTTCTTGATCTGGCCGCCGTATAGTCTGGCAGTGTAATTCGCCTCATATACAGCCAATGCCGTAGCAGAAACAGCAAATGCTTCAGGAATGGAAGTACTTAAACTGATAAACCACTGAGATATAAGATCTCGGATCTCTTTAAGATTAGTTGTGGTGTATTGGCCGGCAGCTAAAGCTACCTTCTCTGCATCATTCAACTCATCCAGCAGATCCCGAAGCTTTGAAAGCATCGTATATGATTCTGAATTAAATAACCTGGTTAATTCATTCACCGATTGGGATGATGCTCGATATAAATAAGCTTGGTGCTGAGTGAGTACCTCAATCAGATTTTTTTGATCATTTGAAGCCATTTAGCCCTCTTACAACGGCAAACTATCCCGCTCTTCTTCAACACGAAGTAACTCATCCTGATAATCATGTGACGGCAATTTACCGGTAGCAATATATTCCCAATATGTCCTGAATGAGTTTTTACCCTGCAGTGCACCTTCATAAAGTTGCTTGGCCAGATTGATGTCGTATTGCTGAACAATGAACTCAGGCTTCACCGTAAATGCGTATTTGGAAGGATCCAGCTTTAACCACTGAGCCGCATATTTAATAGCTTGCTCGATGGCTTCAGCAGCACACATCACAATACTGTGTAAGCTGGCATGCTGATCATCCTGGCGTGCACGGCGGGCTTCACCAGATTCCTGGCTATTGGTATCAATAACCTTGGCACCGGCTTCAAGTGCTGAGTTTTTCTGGGCATCCATTTCCTTCTTGGTCATATCGATGCCATCACCCGAAATCTCTAAATAACCGCAGCTTGAATCCTTAGGTAGATCCCAAACGGCCATCACCCCAGTCACGCTGATATCGGTTCCTTCATCCAGACCGCTGATCCATGGTTGCGGATGCGCCGTGTGATGCAATGACTGGAAATAATCAGCACTTAACTGGTAGTACTTCAGCGCAGCTTTGGCCATGGTTAATAGCGGTACCGTGCCAACATCCGGTGAGTTATCCGTGGTACCGCAGAATACAAACGGCGTAAAGGAAAGCTGATTACCACCTAGATCTGGTGTTTTATCTTCAGGTAAGGCCCCATCAAATAACCGAACCGTTAAAGCACCATCTTGCATAGATAAAACACGGTGCACGGTTTTGGTATCGTGGCCAAACTCATCTTCGCTATTATCAAACTGCTCCTCGAGCACCAACAGCTTGAGATCCTTACGTCCACCAATACTGTTTTCTTTCCAGTTGATAATGGAAAGCGCGTCATACATGGCAAAGTAAGGTATACCGTCCCCATCTACGTCCACCAGCAAACCACAGCGACCACACTCCAGCAGTTCAACACATACACGGATAAATAGCTGCTTTAACCCAAAACCGTCATTGGTCGCATTATTGATCAGCCCCTTAAGCAAAGAACTCTCAATCACGATATCAGGCTCAAGTTTCGAGACCAGACCGATCATGGTCCGTAATGAATCCTGAACCCATAATGGATACTGAGCACGGTTCACATATGCCTTATAGATCTCGCCTGTAGTATCTCCCTGCTTCTCTGCTTCGATCATGCCTGCAGATTTGGAGAGATACTTCGTTGTGGCTTGCTTAATCTGCTCTTCGCCAGCAACAGCATCACGCATCATCTGCCAGCTTTTTTGTGCAGCAATATACTGCGGATGTTGATCAGTAACTGCCATAAAAACACCATAAAAAAAGCACCTGTTTAAGGTGCGTTGATTAATAAGACATACCGCCAATACGACGCCGTTTAAATATTTTCTGGATAATGATCGGAAATCGCTTCGCCAGCGGGTATCCACCTGCATCACCTACGTGATCCAGACCCGCGCTTTTATCCGGCATTCCGAATGAGTCGTAAATCTGCTGCTCTAAAGTCGCGGTGAAGTTTGGACATTTATTGGTATTTACTTTTAAAGTACGTTCACCCTCTGCATTCAGGATCTGGGCATTCACCGCATTGATTCGGTCTTTAATACCAGGGTTAACGCCGTTCACTTCCACCTTAAAACCATTCTTCTTCAGGATTGCATGATCTGACTCACTAAAGCCTTTTGAAGAAGTCGCTTGACCTGAGGCATCTGGTATCACCGTAATGTCATGCTCTGGAAAACGCTCCTTGATCAGATAACACATGGTCGGTGTGTCTCTCACTCCCACCAGTTCATCTAATGCACGAGGATGACCTTCTCTAATGACATAAACCACGGCGGCCATCTTCAGTACGTTAAAGTCCATCCCGATCAGTAAAGGTTCATTCGGATTAATTTCCTCGTCCGTATGATTTAGAACCCGATCAAAGTCTGGATATACAGCACCACTGGTTAAGTTAACGAATTGTCCTTTCAGATAAGCTGAAATCAATTGCGGTGGATAAGACTCGTACAACGATGAAATATAGTCATCTGGCAGATTGGCTTCATTGTCATAGGTTGAAGCCTGGATCATTCCATACAGTGCCCGTTTAGCTGGTGTTGAATTAGCTTCTTTTACAAATTGCTCATAAGTGAACTTAAAGCCTTCAGGTGTGGTAGCAACATCAATACCATTCAGCAAACCTGCTTGTTTATATCGCATACGTGCAATGATCTTACGCCACGACTGCTGTGCCTTCAGCATCGCCATTACATCGAGCTCATCAATCAGCGCATGGCCAATCTTGAAGCCGACAATGGTTGCCGGCTTTTCCATAGATCGGCATATGATTGTGGTCCGATATTGGCGGCCATAATAAATATCCACTTCCTTGTTGGTTTCATAAACCTTGGTTTTAAGTCCCCAGTCGAAAGCAACCTCATCAATTGTGGGAAAGAAGATATCTCGGATCTGAGGATATGTCGGTGCAAAGTAACCTAAAGGAACCTTAGGAAACTCCCAGGCTTTATTACATAAGCTTGAGCAGCCCACCCAGGTCTTCCCCGATCCAAACCCAGCGACAAAAGCCCGGAATTTCTTTTCCATCTGTAAAAAATTAGCCTGAGGTACATTCAGTGTCGGATTGATATTCGGCATCTTTTTTACTCGCATCTACAACCTGGATGGTTACTTTTACTGGTGTTGGATCGTCAGCACCTTCGCCGTCACCATTCCTGATTTTTTCGATCTCAAGCTGTTTCAATTCTAGATCCAGCAAGTGCGCTGAATGGCCATGCATTTCATCCTTAACTTGTTTAATGATGTTCTGCTTAGTGACCTTGTTCTTGGTTGTGTCATACATTTTTTGCAGTTCATTAATACGAAATGACTTATTGGCCAGTGGAATATCAAAAACATTGTTCCTGAAATCTTCACGTGTTTTTTCAAATAAGGCTTTCAGTTTCTTACTTAGATTTTTTCCTGTGGCCTTTGTTGGATCGTAGAGAGCTACCTGTTGTCGCTCAATTTCAATATTAAATTCTTGCTTTACAGCATCCGCTACCTGTTGAGGTGTTTCCATGCAAGCAAGCGACTGAACTATAAAGATTTTAACAGGCTCTTTAAGTGCAGCCATACCTACCTCTTCGTAAAGCTACGTAAAGCAAAATAGATAAAAAAAATGAGCCAAACGGCTCAACTGATAATGCAAGTACCACAGCACCTGGAAATATTTACATCATTTACAAACGGCGCTTGCTTCGCTACTTCAACGAGTCGCTTCACGTCTTCGCTTGCTCCCCAGCGTTTTACAACACCCACAAACTCTTCAATATCATGGCCAGCAAGATAATGTTTCGGAAGCCCAGTCATATCGCTATAGATCGGCTCACCGTCTTCCGGATCTCGCTCAACTCCAATGTGATACAGCTCATGCTCGATCAATGCACAAAAGTCACGATCCGTAGCTTGTTCGCAAAAACTGGCATCAATGGTGATGAGATAAACCGGCACATAACCAAACCAGTCTCGCATCTGTTGCTCTTGTCGGGCTTTACGCCATCCGCCCTGGTTAAACATCACCTTTTCGCATTGGCCGAGCACCATGCGCTTTTTAGCTACACATGCTGATGATGCCCAGGCAAACGCCAAAAATTCTTCACTGTCATGGATGAGCTCAGCAATATGGTCATGGTCGGGATTGTGTAGTGGTCCACCAATCGTTAAGAAATTATCAACTACCCACTGCATAAGATCTGGTGCAGGTGCAAGGCGTATTGCTTCCTCGTTGTCTGCCTGGTCGATCAAGTCAGTCGGTGGAAATGGTCTGATCTGGCTCATGCTCTAAACTCTCCAATTCGCTTTTAATCCAGTGGATGACATAACCCGATAAAATTGAATCCGGATGAAACCGCTCAATCTTGTATCCCATCTCTTCAACCTGGTAATACCGGTCTATACTCCAAGCTTTAAATGCCAATTTGCCAAGGCGACCGCCGGACCATGGCCCACCCTCAATTTCGATAAGTAATCGCAATTTCACAATATGGAAATCGAAACGCCAGTGCTTTGTGCTGATCGGCTGGAATTTACTTTCAAAACCTATTGCATGATCTTTTAATTCTTCAAGTAGAGTTGCCTCTGCCTCTAAGTAGGCTTGTTTTGCTTTCGGCAGCGGCCTAATTTTAGGTTTGGTTTTGGGTGGATGCTTTCTGGTGAGTTGGAAATATTTTTGGTTATCCATAAATTTTGCTCATAAAAAAAGAGCACCTAGGTGCTCTCTTACTCTTACTGATTTTTGTATAAGGCAAAATTTATTGCCCTTTCATATGCTTCTTCTTTCAGTTCTGTGTATACAAAGAAATACTGCTCTTGTTTGGTAGCAGGATTACTAAGCCTCATTGGTTCATAACTATGAGTATCTAAATCATCAGGATCAACATCAAATGCATCCTTCTGCTGATCGCGCCATTCTCCACTTAAAACACCACCTACACACAACCATTTAGTTGAGTTGTCAGACATATATCCCTCTTGCAATTAGTGGATACAATCTTATACCACAGAAAATCAAAAGCCCTGCTAACACATATTATTAACAGGGCTGCTTGGGACGACATACGCTCGGCTAGTTGATAGGCATTAACGCCGTACAATTAAGAAGACTATCTTTTGATAAGTTAAGTTTGATTAACTACGAAGATGACTTTCAACTTTAAATGTTAAAGAAATTTTCAATTCTTTATCCAAATAAATAATTCTATTTACTTTCATCCTTTTTTTAAGTCTCTCTAAGGCGGCATCAACTTTAGCGGTAATCAATGTCTCTTCTTCCTGATCAAGATCTGGAATATATTTAATCACTTATTTAGTCCCTTAACGCATATGCTCATTGGCATTGATAAAGCATATTTATAAAATATACAAGTTTATTAAGGTTTTTTTAACAATGTATGAATTCATGAAAAAAAAACCGCCGAAGCGGTTCTTTTCATTTTATATAGTAGCTACTACCATCTGAGCTATTAAAAACCCAATCTAATGTCGGGTAAATAATTTCACCTTTTATCAAAATATATTCAATTTTTGAACTTTGGACCCGTTTTCTTGAAAGTGTAATTTCAGTATTTTCCTCTAGATAGCATGCCTGTGCTCTTCTTTCGCTACCCTGATAATCAACAACTGTAATGTCTTTTAGCATCAATATGCTCCAGTTTAATCAATCATAGTATGCCTAGAAGTACATTTATACAAACTATAATTTTCTAACTATCAATTTTTATTATTTTGCAGAATTTTTAAAAGAATTCCTGAACAAAAATATATATGTGTGCTTTATGTACACCTAGTTGAAATTTATAGAGCATGTATCCGGCCTTTAACTGATAAGACTCAAGCAGTTATATATAATTGATTTTATTTGTGAAATATTTCATCGAGATAAATCTTATCTGTAGCACATATCAACACATATAGATCTTAAAACTACCGTAGTGTAACGACTTTTAAAGCGTAGTATAGGCTCTCCACAGTGAAGTAAAGAAGATTAAAATGTCTGATTTTAAAGATTTTTCTAAAAAAGCTACAAAAGATAATGAAGCAAACCAGCAAGTTCAAGCAAATGAACATACCGAAGTTACCACCCCTAACAAACCACAACCAGATACAACTGCCACCCCCGCTTCCGATCAAAACGATAAAGGGGTGCAACCTAATCACAATACATCTACACCGAGCTAAAAATCTAACTTAAAAATAAAGCCTTACAGTATTTTGTAAGGCTTTTTATTGTTATTTTATAAATTAATTTTTTAAAAACACCTTCATCATAACTTGCAAGTTCGTCTACACCAAAATCTTGGCAAATCCAAAACTATCTTAATACTCTCATAATGCGCTAATCATGTTATTACTATGAAAATAGAGCCAAATATATTTTTACAATACAAAAGACTTAGCGGATTATGATTCCAATCAAACTAACAACCTTACTTATCATGTAGATATTTTTCAATTCGCTCATATACATACTTTCGATCCAGGCTCTCAGGTATCCAAAAAATATGTTTAAGATGATGCTTCTCAAATACATTTCGGATATATTCTGTAGATTCCAACGTATCTATATTGGTAATTGTAAAACTATCCGATTTGTATTCTTCTATCGGTAGAATTTGGCCATCCAAAACACCAGAAATAAAAATATTCATTCTGTTGCACTCTGACAAAAAATCACTATAGCATGTAAAAAACCAAATATTTCATATCTAGATTTTACTTACATTTCAAATAATGTGATGTCTATGAAGATGTGCGATTTTCTATCTTTCAAATTTATAAATTTAATTTTTTAATTACTTAAAGTATAACAATTGGATCGTATGAATTTCATTTCTAAAGAGTTATAAAAAAAATCTAAAAAATATCATTTTTTCGAAAATCCACTTTTTGTTTTTCGCTGATTATTTTTAAGTTTTTTGGTATTTGCTATAGCTGCTCTCTGCCTTTTTTTCATCTTTTCTAAAGCAGATTCGGTTATGGCGATCATCAAGGATTGAAATTCTTGGTCTTCATTTGGAATATATTCAACCATACAACTCCTCCTTAAGATAAAAGCAACCTATCTATAAAGAAAAATATTTCTGCTTAAGAAAAATCACACCTTATTCAATTTTATCAATAATATACTGCCTACCTATAAATCTTTTAAGCTGTTGTTGATTTAAAATATCATGAAACTCTATATCAACATCAATTTGAGTATCTTCATATAACCACCTAATCTTATGTATTATTTGATTATTTCCTTCCTTAATAGCATTAATAATAGGTTCAATGATTGACTGAACACGGAATTTCTCACCTGTTTCAATGTTTTTTAATGTGATAATTGTCATTTTTATCTCCTTATGGAGACTCTTTATACTATATATTTGAGTAAATGTTAGTAAAGTTATTAAAGATTGGTGCAGTTAATATAGTTATTGGGTAATCACACCCTCTTAAAAATCTATGAATTAAATTTTAATATCCTTAATAATTATAGCTTTGCTTTATACTGAAATACTCTCTGTTAGTGGACTGGCCTCGCCCTAGTGGGATTAAGGGTTAAAATAAAAAAAGCCCACCAATGGTAGGGGCTAAATTTAAATTAGTAATTCAAATTACATAAATATCTGTTTCCACTTGATCCCACAATGCCAATATCTGATCACGATGAACAATTGGTTCTTCTGTCTCAAGTATATAAAATGATTTTACTGTTCCTTGGAAGCTTATTTGCCTACGGGCATAGACACAAACAGGCCTAGCTATTCCAGTGTATGGGCTATAAGGTTTAAGTATTTGAGCTTTATCCATTTCCTCTGTTTCAACTAAGGAACCAGACATATGACCACCAATGTAAAAAGTCATAACGACACCCTTCATTGATTAAATATAGATCAATTTTATTATAAATTAAATAAAAGCAAAGGAAGTATATTTAATATAAACAATTATTTTCAATGAACATAAATCTAAAAAAACCAGCTAGTTGCGGCACAAAAAAGGAAACCTCCCGAAGAAGGTTTTTTTAGAGTTAGTCTGATTTAATCGAAGTATGTCTCAATATTAAAATACTTTTTAATGTATGCATTTGCCTTTAAAGCTTCATCAAACTTAATCGCGATTGACTCTTTATTAAGGCTGTTATGAGGCTTAAAATTTATATTGACGACATAAGCCTCTGATTGTTTTGAAAAAGCCGCACTTAGGACTTCACTAGCATTAATACAAGATCCATTTTTTAAATCTATAAACATTCTTCCCTCCTCTTTTTTCCTTTGTTTGTGAGTGATGATTAATTATGTTGATCTCTATAATCCTGACTATTAAAGTAAGTAGCGATATCTTCAGTAGACTTGGATTTAGAATAACTCCAAAGCAATTTCCTGAGCTTTGAATCAAAATCGATATCAGATCCTATATCAACAAAATACCTTGGTTTTCTTTTAATCTTACTTTCAGTGACATTCTCAACCAAACCTGCCAACCAAAGCTTATACTCATCTTTATGTTTATGGTGAGGTATTATGCTGATATCTAGATTTATTTTTCTGTCAGTACAGATCTTAAAAGAGTCTTCAACATCCACGTCATGACACCGAAGCTTCAGTCCTGTATCTTTAAGTTCTTTCCTAAGCTGTAAAAATATCAAATCCAATAATTCTTGTGGGTCTGTTGAAAATTTGTTTTCCACTTCAAGTTTTGAATATATTTTTTCAGCAATTTTTAAGTATTGAGGCATTTCCTCGCCCTCTAGAATAATTGTTGATGCGACAACAACCCATCTAAAGTAAACCTAACACCAGTCAAAAAGTGTAATTTTTAAACACTAACTTGTAATCTCTATAATACATTTGTATCAAAAATAAAAAAGCTCGCTAAATGCGAGCTTTCAATATTGGCCCTAAGTAGAACTTTGCCAACGTGACATAAATATGCCATAACTTGTGTACACAAGCAAGTACCTACCCTACCTGAAACTTCCATCAGGATTCTGGTTATAGAAAATTGCAGTCATCTCTTGGGTCAAATAATCTAAGAAAGCAAACTTTTCGGTTGGTTCCGGTGTTTCCACAAGCCAAAGCGAGTACTTCACTTCATTAAGCCAGTAAATTACGGTTTGATTCTTATGAATAATTCTACCTTCTTCCATCTTTAATTCATTTATTACCTTTAAGCACTCAACCAAAAACTTTGCCTTTTCTAATGGCTGATCTATTTGGTAAAAATTACTTCTAGAAATCTTATATACAGCATTACTAAAATCATAAATTGCTTGATCCGGAGTGGATTTCATAATGGTCACAGCAGAACCTAAGTCAGTTAAGCGAGTCTATCGAACTTTCAATTTTTTAGTATCTTTTATTGCAGTAAATCCGATTTTAAATTTGGATATCTACCTGCGATGAATGCCAACCCACATTTCATGTCTTGGCGAATCTGAATAGTAGAAGTCTCAAAAATTTCTGCTGCTTTCCTTAACTTTGTGTTATTGACACAAACACACCACAGAACATCTAACCACTCTTGCAGAACCTCGCTTTCATGCTGTCTTAAGTCTAAAATTATGCGCTGAAATGCTCTCGCTTCATTATCAGTGATCTGACAAGTAACCCCTTTATGATAGCTAGGCTCCTTAAAACTTTCATCACTCATATATTGTGCAAATAGCTCATCTCGCTGCTTTTTGCTTAATTTCTTTTTAGGTAGGCATTTATAAAATTTCTGTCTATTTTCACTGTCTCCATTAATCCATGCTCCAAATTGACGAAACCAGTCCTCAGTACTGTATTTTGTCCAATCTGTTGTTTGCATGATTGTTAATTTTGCGTTCATATTTTAAACCTCACGTACATCAATATTTAGAACCGTTTTCATCAAATGCTTTTTATTTCTATAGCTGTCTTTCTTTCTGGTAGCGGCTGACTTCACATCTTCAACGACATACTCACCAAGAGTGTTGTAGTAGGTGAAATCAGCAAAATAACGCAATGCCGGCTTTGCCCGGTTTTCCCCTTCGAGCTTTGTTTTTGGTGCCAGTTCAAACTTAGTGTGATGTTGTAATCCGGTAATCTCACCACGCTGCTGCATAGCCTTGAGCTCAATGTACCGCTTGTACTCTTTTTTGCTATCGAAGGTCATACCATCGCATTCGACCTTACTGGCATTGAACTTATTGCGTTTAGTGGGCTTAGGCTGACAAGACAGTTTAAGAATTTCTTCACGATACTGAGCGAGACTAATTGAAGTCATAGGCCATCACCTAAATATTTGAATGCGCTTTTAGCCACGATTGGAACTTGTCCATTTCCAAGGGCTTTAAGTCTGTCCACCCGATGGGCCACCCCATCAGCCACTCGACCCAATCTGGATTTAATGCCCCAGATGTGTCCGACACACTCATAGAAAGTCCGATCTGTTTGCCATTCTTGATTCTCCGCTGGATCACTGGAGAACCAAGATTTCCCCGGTCCCTGCAATCTGAGGCTTGAGGTGTCGGAAAATTCTTCACTTGCCCCGCCAATCCATTTCTTGGATCTGAATTCACCATTCCTCGCTTGTTCCCATCTAGTGCCTTTGGTGTAGCCCACATTTTCACCCGTGACTCTAGACACGGCGCTCTTCGATTTCGCTCCGATCGACAATCCTTCCGTATGGAATCCGATGCTTTGGGTGTAGGCAACAATCCAGAGACGGTCACGTTGATGGGGCGCTCCAAAGTTAGATGCTGAAAAACGTGTCCAGTGCGCGTCATACCCCATTTGGGCAAGGTCACTGATGACTCGGGCAAGTCCTCTGGAAACAAGCATTGGTGAGTTTTCCACCCAGACTTCTCTAGGTCGAACTTCACTAATAATTCGTGCCATTTCTGACCAAAGTCCTGAACGCTCTCCATCAATCCCCGCGCCTTTACCTGCGGATGAGATGTCCTGACATGGAAACCCGCCAGATATAACATCAACAATTCCGCGCCATGGTCTTCCGTCAAAAGATTTAATGTCAGACCAAATTGGGAAAGCCGGGAGAATTCCATCATTTTGTCGTTGCGCCAAAACTTGTGCGGCGTAGGCATCACGTTCAACTGCGCACACTGTTGTACATCCCATGAGATGCGATCCGAGTATTCCGCCACCAGCGCCTGCGAAAAGAGCCAACTCACTTAAACCACCTTTTTTTTTAAATTTCTCACTGAAATGTACTGTCAATGGGTTCATAGACTGATTCACGCTGCATCCCCCTTATGCTCATTGCTGATGTTGATCAGGTACTCAGCCCACTTCTTGAGATTTGCAGGTTCTTTAAGCATTGATTCCAAACGCTTAGCCAGTTGCTCATAGCTTTCGTTTCCATGTGAATATTTAGCGAACTCAGGTAAACGCGATAACTTGCTTGCAAAGAAATGTCTTTGTTTGTCAGTCAGCGTGTCTTTGGATTTTGCTGGTTGCTTCCGGTTCGGTTGAGAAGAGTTTTTCAAACGGTCCTGTTTTGCTTTCGCTTCAAGTAACCAGTTTGCAAAGTGGTAAATCATGAGTTCATCACACAGGTTCTTTTCCGCATTGAATAATTCAAATGCTCTTAGCTCACGGTTGAACCAGGTTGATGAGATGATTTCGTTTGTATCGATTTCAGGATTTGCTTGAGCAATTTCCAAACTCAATTTTTTTGAACAGAGCCAGTGGTTTTTATTTTTAGATTCTACTGATAGATTCTTTGATAGATTCCGTGTACCAATATTGGTACTGTTTAATGGAAATGTTGGTACTCTTTCATGGAAATGTTGGAACTGTTCCAATGTTGGTACTGTTTCAAAATCCGTGCCTTGGCTATCAAGGCTTTCATCATCTAAGTGTTCCAACGTTGGTACTGTTTGTTCACGACCTTGTACACCAATTAATCGGTACACGATTACCTGCTTGGTTCTACCCTTTCTCTCACCCGTATCAAAAATAACGCCCTCTTCAATCAGCTCTTCCAATATTTTAAAAAGTGTCTTCTTATTGATTTGGCAGTCCTCAGCTAATCGACCTGTACTCGGATAACAGCAATGCTGCTCATCCGCTCGATCAGCCATGGATAGCAAGACTAATTTCTTCAACGCTGGGGATGATCCACCTTTCACTTGGGTGAATTGCTTTTTCCAAGCCCAGACAGTTGCATCTAAACTCATAATTCAACCACCTTAGGTCTTAAATATCCGCCCATGTATTCAATCTTTTGGGCTTTATACAAACTCGTTTCAATTTCGCCAGCCAAATGCAAAGTAATGCGACTACGGCGTGCGAGTTGCTGCCTAAACTCTTCGCGGGTTATTGCTGCATTATCTTCGTTGTAGCCGCGCTTACGGAGATTGGCCTTGTTTCGCTCAAGCAAGTCATTCAAAAGTTTCAATGCCGGTTCATACCAGGATTGGATCGTCTGAAGTTGTTTGTAATCTGGAAGTTTTGTATTCATGAAACCTCCGCTAAAACTTGCTCAATATCTGTCAGACGGCGTTTGGCATTCAACTCAGCAATTGAGGCATGGCGTAATTCAGATTCTGCAGCTGTAACACGTTGGCCATTCACCAAAATGGTGACTCCATTACTCTGGAGCCCACAAATATCCTGGACTATGAAAAGTTCATCTGAGTCAAAAGTTCTGTTGATGAACTCAAGTGGTGTCTTAATTACAACCGTATCCCCCACAATGAATTCACTGTTGTGGGTTGATACTTCGTTTGATATATTGGTCATGTGATTTAATCTCCTTGGTTAATGAACGTGACCGCTCACCAGCTGCAACTGGAAAGCGGTTTTTTTATCTAAAAAGAATTCTCATGTATTCTGGTGATGTAAATGCATGCGCCAAATAAACTCTTGTTGCCTCTGCTACCTCTGGTGAGCAATACACATCGCAAGCAGGCACAATCTTTAATCCAATAGCGGTCAACAATCCTGCAAAAAGTTCAACATCTGTCAATCCATTGGATTTCTTATCGTTTTTCATACGGGATAAACTACTCCCATCAATTCCAAGTCCTTCTGCTACTTTGCTTTGATTGGAGGCGTTAATCGCTTTCAAAATGATTGATGCGTTATTGATAGCGTTTGCATTTAATTCTGTTGATACTTTGCTCATGGGTTTTCCTAGGCAGTTAAAGTTTCTTGATCTGCTTTAAGTTGACCTTTAGTTAAAATTTCTAAGGCAGCTTGAGATTTGGGTGGAATCCCCTTTTTCTCCCAATCAGTCAAAGTTGATCTACCTTTGTAGATTTTTTTAGCTAATTGAGATTTATTTTTAACTTTGTAAAAAGTAATTAAATCGTTAACTGTCATATTCGCATAACCGAACCAATTTGTTCACTTAATTGAACCATATGTTCGAGTAACCGTCAATTATTTTGTTCATAATTCCGAACATATATATCTAGGTTTATTTCTTATGAAATCCGTATCTGATCGCATTAATGAAAGGATGAAATCTCTTGGTTTAAAACAAGCAGATTTGATAAGGGAAACTGGTGCTGGAAGAGCTACTGTTTCTGGATGGATTAATGATGGAAATAGCCCTAGCGCAAAATATTTAGAACCTTTGTCTAAATGTTTAAAAACAACTAGCACTTGGCTACTAACAGGAAAGCAAGATAGTTCATCTAATGAATCAAATGCTTCTGATGTGAGACCAAGTGACAATACTTTGAGAAAAATTCCATTGTTAGATTTTGTTCAAGCTGGTCTATTTCATGATGTTGGTTATGACGGCACAAACTCAATTGGTGATTGCTGGACTACATATATAAGCCAAAAGCCTGAATGCGTCTTTGCATTGAAAATTGAAGGCTTAAGCATGGCACCAGAATTTATGCCAGGAGATGAACTGATTGTTGATGCATCTCTAGTCCCTAAACCTGGTTCCCTTGTCATTGCTCAAGAGATTCAACATGGAATCGCAAGGACAACTTTTAAAAAATACAGAGTGATTGGAGTAAATGAGTTTGGAGTGGATGTTATTGAATTAGTACCATTAAATTCAGACTACCCTACATACAACTCGACACAAATTGAGATTTCAATAATTGGTGTTGTTGTGCGTCACAATAGAGAATTTAAGTACTAAAATATTGTGATTGGTAATTAACTTAAATTCTGAGCATTGAGCAAAATTTATTAAAAATAAAGGAGTAGTTATGCCTACTTTAAACCACGAGTTAATTGAACAACAAATTAAGATAAATCAAAAAGACTTTGATTTTGATATTAGAGAATACACAATTGAATTTCTCGTTCAACAATTTGACCCAGATCCGAATGGAGATTCTGATATTTATATACCAGAATACCAGCGTGATGATGTATGGACTGATAAGCAGAAGTCCTTATTTATTGAATCATTATTAATAGGATTACCAATTCCTTACATTTTTGTCGCCGATGTTGATGAGTCCGAAGAACAAGATTCTGATGGTAGAGTTGAAATTATTGATGGAGCCCAACGAACACGTACAATTTATCAATTCAAACATAACGAACTAGTTTTACAAGGCCTAGAAAAACTACCAGCACTTGAAGGGGCTAAGTTCAATGATTTACCGCCATCACGCCAAAGACGTTTTAATAGGAGTTCTGTTCGTTTAATTGAACTCAAGAACATTAATGAAGAAGGTCGTAGATTAATGTTTGATCGATTAAATACAGGTGGAAGCCCTCTTACTGACATGGAGAAAAGACTTGGAACTGAAACTAGTCCAATGATTCTCTTTATTCGAAAATTGGCAAACTCTCCACAATTTAAACGTCTTGTTCCTTTACCTGAGGCTAAACTTAAACGAAAAGAACATGAAGAATATGTTTTACGTTTTTTTGCATATAAAGATAATTATTTAAATTTTGGGCATTACGTTACTGAATTTTTAAACGATTATATAAAAGATATGGAAGAAATCTTTAACGATGATTTAGCTTTAAGATATGAGCAAATCTTCTTTACAACTTTAGATTTTGTTGAGAGAAATTTTCCAAATGGATTTAGAAAATCACTAGGTTCTAAAATTGTTTCACGTATTAGATTTGAAGCAACATCAGTTGGGGTAGCATTAGCATTAGAAGATGCTCCTCAGCTTTCTACACATACTATAGATACAGATTGGGCATATACAGACGAAACCTTTTTAAAAATGATGCGTTCAGATGCTAGCAATTCAAGACCTAAAGTGAAAGCACGTATTGAGTTCGTTAAAAATAAAGTGCTAGGAAGAGCTGACTAATGTTTTTAACACCCATTACAAACTCTCATTTATTAGCAGCATTTGATGAATTTGATGAAAAGTGCCTAGAAATTGAAAGATTTTTAGAATTGGTTGATGATTTAGACAGAGGAGCAGATAATCATCTTCTATTCAAAAATCAGGAAAGCAACTGGGATAAAAAAGTAATTTCTCGAGAAGTACAAAAGACATTGAGAGCTTCTTGCTACTTACTTATCTATAACCTACTTGAATCCACCACTTGTGATGCATTAGATGCAATACATCAAACACTTTCAAGTGAGCAAACGGATTTACAAGCTTTGTCAAACAATCTAAAAAAAATTATTTTTTCAAATCTTAAAGATGGATTAACTGATAAAGGGGTTCAACAAATTATTCAAAACCAAGTCGACTTAAGAGTTATCGTCCTTAGTCATGGATATGACAAACGCAACTTCTTAAGTGGGAATTTTGACATTGATGCTGTCAAAAAAATCGAAAGACGATACGGGTTTGATCTTCACATCGTAAATGGTCAAAATGGATTCTATGATCCGACAATAATCAAAACAATTAAAAATAAAAGAAACGCTCTTGCTCACGGTAGTGAGTCCTTTGAACAGTGTGGGCAAAACATTCCTGTTTTTAGCATGAGGGAAAAATATACTCATGCTAAAAATGCCCTGTTAGCGCTTTTTAATGGAATAAATAATTTTATTAATGAGAAGAAATACTTGAAATCCCCTTAATGAAACTTATTCCAACTACTTCACCCAGTCTAATAGGGACAGCATTGCCAATCATTCTACCGATTGCTTTCATTGTGGTTGGCATGTCTGGATGCACAAAAACATAACTATGAGGGAATGTTTGCAATAATGCTGCTTCTCTTAAAGAAATAGCACGATCTTGTTCAGGATGTCCAAAACGACCATTACCAAAACCATAACATAATGTTGTCATTGTTGGGGCTGGTTTGTCCCATTCCATACGTCCGTAAACAGCTGCATAATTGCGTCCTGAATCCTTCTTATGACAATCTGCTCTTAGTTCAATGGGCCAATCCCGCCATGTCCCTCCAGGCTTAGATGCCTTTATCCTTTGTAAATTAATTTCATTTAATTTAGAACAAACATGTAGTTCATCACTTTTAGACCTTTCCCCTGCTACCAATGGCTCCATATTTCCTATAGCTTCACGGACAACAGTAGGGGTATCATGAGTTGGGGGTATAAGTTTTACTTCACCTATTCTTGAAGCTAGGACAACATGACGGCGTCGTGTTTGAGGAACACCATAATCAACACATGCAACTTCTTGAGCAGAAACTTTATAACCTAAATTCTCTAATTCTTGAATAAAATCATGGTAAACCTTATGCTTGATAACATCTGGAACATTTTCCATTGTAACCAACTCAGGTTTAACATCTCTAATCAACCTAGCAAAATGATATAATAATGGCCATTTTTTATCAGTACTAGTGTCTCTACCCTGATTATATGTAGAAAAAGGCTGACATGGTGCGCATCCAGCTAATAATCGGATGACTCCATGCGAATACCATTGATTAATTTCATCACCTGTAACCTCAGCAACATCTTTATGTATGAACTTAGCTTTATTATTAAATTCATAAGCATAACAACAATCTAGTTCAATATCATAACCAGCTTTAACTTGGACTCCCGACTTTAACAATCCTGCAGTTAGTCCACCAACACCACAGAACAGATCAACAGCTTCTATTTGCATAATTCAGCACGTAACTCCGCTTGCTACTATCATACCTTGTTTTTCCCTCTAACACTGTGAAAGCTATTCTTTTTTGCTATTAGAAAAAAAATAGTTCTAAAATACGAACAGAACAACAAAAACAAGAAGCAAACTATTGACATATTTGTTCGATTATACGAACATAAACCCATCGAATAGCAAAAAGCCCCGAACAATCTTGGCGGATCCGACGGGGCTCTTCACTTACGAGGTCCATTATGGAACAAAATGTTTTAAATCACAACCGCAGCTATATCTCTGGCAAGACTTTGCTTAAAGGATGTGCTTTGGCAGCAATCACAGCGGGTACCTTATCTGGTGCTTATGCCCTTGTTACTAAGCCAGTTGATATCGCCCCTGCCTTTAATTATGCAAATACTCAATCAACCTATAGTTCTGTAGCAGTTCAAATTACATCTGATACTACCGGCCAAGCCGTTGTAAATCTGGATGGCTTCCGTGTGTACACAAGCTTTGATTTTAAGTTGGTACCAGACGATAACGGTCAACTCGGCAGTAATGATGAAGCTGTATTTATCTATAACTTGGCTGTAGATCGTGTCTTAACCCCTACTGGTGGAAGTTATAACGACTTCACCAATGCAGATGACATCCGCAACATGATCACAGTGATCACTGCCCACATTGAAAAAAACAAAATGGTTCGGGGGTGATCATGAACATTACCAAGTTTACTACCCCATTCCGCGAATACTTAATGAAAGATGAGCAAGGCTTCTACCATGTTCGTCTTGGTTCAAAAATCTTTATGACCAAAGTGTCATTGAACTATACGCCTGATTTCGACAGGGACTTTTTCGGCGGTGCACAGGAACTTGCATTTAACTGGTATTCAGTTCGAGTAAAAGACTCTAAAGACGCGGAGCCACGCCAAATTACCACGGATGAGCTTTCTGTCCCATGGGTCAAGCGTGAGTTAAAGCGTGCCATTAATGAACAACGTTCAAAAGAACGCAACGCACGTAATAGCCAAACTTCTCGTTATAGCGCCAACCAGCGCACTGCCTACCACAACGCACAGTCAAATTGAGGAATAGACCATGACCATTTTCTTTAAAAAAGCTGAGCGTAAAAATGCGAAGTTACGTCTTGCTCTTGCTGGACCAACTGGCTCAGGAAAAACGTTTACAGCCTTATTGCTTGCTAAAGGTATTGGCGGTCGCATTGCTGTTGCTGATACAGAAAACAGTAGCGCAGAGCTCTATGACGACCTTGTTGATTTTGAGCATGCAAATATTCAACCACCCTACACTCCTGAAAAATTTATCTCGGTAATTAAAGCTGCAGAGAAAGCGGGTTTTGATACATTGATTTTGGACAGTATCACCCATGAATGGTCTGGAGTTGGTGGATGTCTTGAGATTGTCGACCAACTATCCTCTACCACGTTTAAAGGTAATTCATGGGGTGCTTGGAGTCAGGTAACACCACGTCACCGCAAGTTTATTGATGCAATGCTTCAATCGAGCATCAATATCATTGTGACGATGCGTTCAAAGATGGAAACCATTCAAACTAATGACAATGGTAAAAAGCGCGTTGAAAAAGTTGGGATGAAAGCTGAACAGCGCGACGGGATTGAATATGAGTTCTCAACCGTATTGGATCTGACTCATGACAATATTGCAGTTGCCACAAAAGATCGTTCGCGTCTTTTCTCAGAGCCGCGTCAACTAAATGAGGGTGATGGTATCCAGCTTAAGCAGTGGCTTTTATCTGGATCTGCTAACGCATGCATTAACGGAAATCAATTCTTAGAGCTTGAGCATTTAATGCAGAAAGCTGGAATTGATATCGAAAAGTACTGTAGTAAACGCGGCTTAAATAGTTTGCATGATGTACAGCAACAGATCTTTGATGAAACATGTGCAGGTATACAAGCAATCATTGAGAGAAATCAACAAGCTCAAAAAGCGAATGATCAACAACTACAGAATGAAGATGACGCGCGCCTGGACAGTGATTATAAGATGGCTTTGACTGACATTCACAATGCCACAAATATAAATGCGCTTAACCGCCCTGCCAATTATTTCAGAGGCACTAAATACGAGCAGCAAATCTTAAACGCATGCCAAGCTAAATCCGATATGGAAGGCTGGTCAGCATGAAATAAAAATCCCCTTCATAAATAAAACTTTCTATAGAACATTCTTAGCAATGTTCTCCAGAAGCGATCGTATTGTTGACCCATGCGATTGTTTCTGGAGTACATTGCATAACAGGTAGAAGTATGGGCATTATGCAAAAATATATAATTGTTGTTGAATCCGAAAAGCCACCTAGAGTGTGTTTACAGGATGTTATCCCCCAGATAGGCAAAGTTTTAGAACTGAAGTCTGAGCAGTTGCCTCATCGAGTTGATACCAAATGGGTAATGGAACGCTATGAGATGGCGCGAACCACGGTAATTGAATTCTTAAAGCCGTTCAATAAAGGTTCTGGTGGCAAGTATTCCTATGATCCTTTAGAGATTATCCCAATATTAGATAATCGTCACAAATTAAAGCCTGGTGCAAAACGGAAAAATTAAAAGGGCTTAATGCCCTTTTTGTTCATCAATAAGTTTTAAAATAATTTTTTGCAAATCATCATTAATAAATATTTTCATGGTAATTAGTAATTTATAGACCTCATCTTTTTTTAAAACTTGGTAGATTTTTTCAACCCATTCATCGTGAGCTTTAGGTATGTAATCAGGATTTAGTTTTTTTAAAATGTCTGTAAGATTATTTTTTGCTCTACTTGGTTCACATACTAACTCAATTTCAATTTCTTTATATTTTTTTATTAGCTTTTCATAAAAATCTAATTCTGTAAGCAACTGATCGATTGTATTTTGGAATGTTGAACCTAGTATATGGATTGATTTTCGATCAGGGCGAGATTCGTTTAAGATGAATAGCTCATAGTAATTATTGTAATCACTTTCCAACTGATTAAATAAATTATGAATTCTATCCTTTAGTCTTTCAAATAATTCAGTCTGGTACTGCTCTTTCCAACTATTAAACATCTTTAAAGCAGCAACGGCCGCAAAAAGGGTAGCAGAGGCAGATAGAAAATCTGATTGCATATTAAATTTACAGAATACGAATTTTGAAATGACAAAACAACTCGCAAGAATTCCGATTCCAATTACAGTCAACTCTTGTAAATTTATATTTTTCATTATAAAAAAACCCCATTTAATGGGGCATATTTTATGCAGCGTTTAACATTTTAGCAATCTCGGATGCGCTTGGATTGTAATACGTATTTACCAACACATTAATTGTTTTATGACCTGTGATCTTAGCAAGGATCTCAACGGGTATTTTCTGAATATTGACCAGACGTGTAATGGCCTCATGGCGCGTATCATGGAAAGTAATAACCCCATTCAACCCAACTTTTGCTAAGTTGCGTTGCCAGATAAGTCTAAATGAATTGCTGTTATGTTTTAACAGTTTCCCTTTTCTACCCTTTAACAGATCCAGCAATTTACGTCCACGTGTTGTTAGAGGAACATCCCGAGCACTGCCATTTTTAGTATCTGGTAAATGCACATAATCACCAAAATCATGGATGTCATGAATACCAAGGATCTCGCCTCTACGCATAGAGGATTCCATGGCAAACAGAAATGCCCATGCTACCTCTTGAGCTGGTGTAACCGGCTCTTTTTCTTCATTGTAGTTATCTAAACCAGCCAAGATGATCTTTACATGCTCATCTGTGATTCGTTGATTTCGTGGCGGTGGTAGTGATGGCTTCTTGATAACTTGAACAGGGTTATCTTTTAATAAGAATAATTCACTGACAGCATAAGTGAATACAGCTGAACATAGACTTAGCTCTCGGCTAACCGTACTTGATTTAACAACCTTTAAGCGACGATCTCTAAGGGCAACCATATCTTGTGGAGTGATATCGTAAATCGAAGTATTTGCTAGATAACCGCAATAATAGTTGAGACGTTTAAGATAGTTCTTTATATAGGAGCTGCTTTTTTTATGTTTACCTACATTTTCGTAATATCGGGTGAATAGTTCAGAAAAAGGGATATCTGGTTGTTCGAGTTTTTTTAATTCTTCTTGGTATTGTAGCTGGAGTTCCATCAGTCGACGTGCTGCCCAATCTGTACACTCTTTTGCGGTGTCTCTTGTAGCTGCGTCACGGAGATGTTTGTATTTTACTTGGATGCGATAAGAATTACCGCGCTTGACTGGCTTTTGCAT